TTCGCTCATTTTTCGTCCTCTCTCCCGTAAATATTCTTAACAAGTGCCACAGCTTTCAGATTGGCATATTCGTTTACGTTACCGTCCACATAATCGCCCATAGAAAGCAGCTTTTCTGCACGTTTTATTGCTTCTTCGTAATTCATCTTTTTTTGCTTTGGTTCTACGGGCACTAGCTTGTAGTCCACATCTTCGTACATGACGCCTACAACCTTGCCAGTCTTTTTGCTGATGTAGATGTCATCGAACGTGTCGTCTCCTGTTTTCATTGTTCGGCCTCCTTACACACTTTTTGTGAAGAACCAGTTCGCATATCGTTTGAACTCTTCACGCTTTGCCTCGGGCATCCCGGTTCTCTTTGCTTCTGGAAGCCTTCCTTTTTTCCGAAGATCGTAAATCTTGGCTTTTATGGCATCATATCCCCGATTGAAAAGCCTCTGTAATTCCTCGTAATTCTCAACGATGCCATAACTATCAAACTTGACACTTTGCAACAAAGCAGTTTCTTCTTCATGCGTCCATTTTCTTGTACGGGCGTATCCATTGTTACGCCAAAATTCCTGAATACCATATTTGGTTCTACCCGTTATTATTGCTATTTCTTCGTACGTGTACTTTTGCTCAATCAGACTGGCAATCATCTTTTTCTCGCTTTTGGAGTAAAGACTACGATATTTTTCTTGCTGATTATTTCTACAAAATTTTGGAAGCTTTTCTTGTTTTCTGAGATCATTCACAACATGTTCAACGCTAGATATTGTCCTGCCAAACATTTCGGCAATTTCTTCATAGTTTAGGATGGCGTTTGTATCTGCGGCCATAATCACTTCATTTTTCACACGGTCAATTTCATTTTGCGTCCAAAATTTGTATACTCTACCTTGTTTCATATCGTTCACCTCACAAAGCGGCCATTAATTGTCCGATCTTTGCATCTGCCGAAGTCTCTGTATCCTTAAGCAAATGGATATAGACCTTCTGGGTTGTCAGCGAGCTAGAATGGCCCAACCGTTTTGCGACAGCCTGTAAGTTGATACCCTTGCCAATCAGCAACGATGCATGTGTATGCCGCAATCCGTGTGCCGATATGACGGGCACACCCGCGCGTTCGCAGTGGCGTTTCAAGATATCGTTGATCGTTTCGTTGTAAATACGTTTGCCAGACTGAACAAAAATGGGTTCATCTTCCGGCAGGTTCTGGATCATCATCGCGAACTTGGCCGCGGTCTTGTAATCAAGCGCAATTGTCCGGACTGATGACTTGTTCTTGGTCGGAGCAAACTTACCTGTGGCGCTTTTGTAATCCCAAGTTTTGTTAACTCTTAGTGTCAAAGAGTCCAAATCGAAGTCTGCCGGTGTTAGCCCGAGGGCTTCTGCAAATCTCAGTCCCGTCTTGGCAAGTAGCAAAATCATGTAATCGTAATCTAGCTCTTTTCCCAAGTTAAGATCTTGGAGAAGTTTCTCTAATTCTTCTGGCTGTAAAAACTTAATCTTGTGTTCTCTGTGTCTAGTGCCGCCAATAACTGCACGCAAGGTTGGATCTCGCTTAATCATTCCTTCGTCCAGAATGTCCTGAATCACGCATTTTAGCTGGTGATGAAAGTCCATGCATGTTTGATGCTCATGTGTCTCTGCATACTGGCTTAGAAGCTGCTGATAGCTTCTGCGGGTAAGCTGTGTCACCTTTAGTTGTGGTGCCAACAATTTGAGCATTCGCTCGGTGTTCTCCCACTTGCGATAGGTCACTGGGGTCACATAGTTTTGCTTGTATGTCTCAATCCAATTTTTAAAATAAGTCTGAAATAACTGTTCATTTCTCTTCAAGTTTGTCCTCCTTTCCCACTGCTAATTTCTGAATGGCTTCGTTGTATCTTGCGGGTATCTCTGTTGATTCAATGTGATTTTGTTCAGGTTCTAGCCACTGTCGAATATCAAATTCTTGTTCAACGTCTTTGCTGTGTGACATCACATTCACTGTGCTGAAATGCAAATAGTCGTCTTCATCGTTTTGAATGAAATATACTTGTCTAGCAGCACGTGTCAGGCTGTCTCCATGAACAATTGTTGCATTCATGCCGCGAATGGCGCAGTTGAATATCAAAAACGGCAACGTGCTATCGCCAAGCTCTTCCAGATGGTAAAAATACATGCTTGGCCGATAGTCCCACGGCTTGTGCTTCAAACGGTCTTGTTGCCATCGTTGAATCATCATTGAGCCAGTCCCAGCTGCAACCTCGTAATACTCGCTACTGTCACTCGATCCAACGAGCATGTTCACGAGCTTGCTAATGCTTTCAGGGGTGAAATCTTGTTTCTTGTCCTTGCGGTCAGCTTGAACACTCATGAAATATTCTGAGAACCAGTCATGTGATACGTCTGTGCTAACATCTAGGAATTGCTTAAAAAGCTCGTTACGCTTTTGCTGATCCATGACAATGCCCATCAATGCTGCTGGGGCCTGTTGTGCTTCGCGAACGCCAAGCAATTTGTGAACGACATCTGCTGTGAATTTGGTCGTCATTTTTTACCTCTTATAGTTGTTCTTCCGTGAATAGTCCAGTGTGATAGTCATATCTAGCAATCGTGACCGGTATCTTGTACCTGATCATGAACAGCAGCATTCGAAGCCTAGCATCGGTGGTCAATGTAGCGTCTCCGCCTTTAACGTCAACAACCTTTGCAAGCTTTTCACCGTCATAAAAACAGAAATCAGGCTTGTATTTTCTTGCCGAGTATCGTTTGCCATTGATCTTGAATGCCGACAAAATCTCAAACGATTCTTGAATCGTTACCTTCTGTGGTCTGTTGCGAATCAGCCGATAGTAAGCACCCTCTGCTTTGCTTGCGAATCGAATGCCATCGATCACAACCGGTTGCGCGTTGTATTTGCCTCTGCGTCTCTTGCGAACAACCATGGCTAACGACTCGCAATCTCTTCATGGCCGTTGTTGCGCCGCGGCAGCTTGATCTCAAACTCGCTTGCAACTCGCTTCACGAACGTTGTTGACTTCCCGATCCGTTTTGCAACGTCAATCAGTGTGTCGCATTGTGAGGCCGCTTCTGCAATTCCGCGCGCGTATTTAGCACGGGCTTCTTTTCGCTTTTTTGAAATCTTTTTAAGGCCGTTGTTTACTGACGTCTTAAAAGTATCGCTGTCATCAACACCGGACACCGCACGTTTCTCGACAATCGCTTTCTTTGATACAATGATCCGGTTATTGAACTCTTGCTTCTCCATTTTTGAGAATACTTCGCTTTCAGAAATTTCTAGCATTACGGCATTCTCATAGCGCGTATGCAACTTCGCTTTGAAATCGCGCCACACTTTGTCTCCTTGCTTGTATAAACGCACTGTTACTTGTGTCATGCTTTTTCCTCCTGCTTAAAATGGCAAATCATCATCTTGGATGTCTATTGGCTGGCCATTATTAGCAAACGGATCCGTGGCATTCGCTCGCGAAGCATTTGGAGTCGTTTGACTCGTGTTTGTGGTCGCTGTTGCTGATGCATTGGCTGTTTGCTGTGATTTAGGGTTGTTCTGAGACGCCTGTCGTGACTCAAGCAAAGCAAAATTCTCAACGATTACCTCGGTCACGAATACTTTCTGCCCTTGCGCGTTATCGTACGTACGCGTTTGGATATGGCCTTCCACACCAACCAATGAGCCTTTTTTGGTGAAGTTTGCAAAGTTCTCAGCCGACTTGCGCCAGATCTGGCAATTTACGAAATCTGTTTCTCGTTCTCCGTTTTTGCTCTTGAATTTGCGATCAACTGCCAGCGTGAATGATCCTGCCGCCGTGCCACTTTGCGTGTAACGCAAGTCAACATCTCTTGTCAGCCGGCCTGTTAGTGAGACACTGTTTAGCAATATGCTTCCCTCCTAATTCTTTTCGCCGAGTTTATTGAGCTGTTCACGTTGTTCAGCCAGCTTGGCACGTTGTTCGGGCGTCACTTCATGCTTTGGTTCCTGATATCCAGGCTTTAACCAGTCAGGTTCTTTATCAACGCGCTCTGGCTTGCCGTAACGGCGCAGAGGTTGATTCGTTTTGCGTTCGCTATCGTTTGCATCGACAGCAGCAACCGTGAGAAGACGCTTGCTCTCCCAGTTTTTCAAGATGCCGTTGACGTACTTGTAGTTTCTGACATTGCTTTCAACTGCAGTCCGTAGCGCATTTAGAACTAGCTTCTCAGGTTCAGGTGATCCTGCTTTTCGCATGTCATCAACCCAATCAACAAGGCTTTCTCTGGTGAACGGTGATAGTTGTCCAAACCCGTTTCCTTCCCAGAAATTGCAAATATCAAGAATTGATGATGACGACGAAGATTCTTCAGCAGGCCTCTCTGCTGCCTTTACTGGAGCAGTAGTCTGTTGTCGTTTAGTTTTGTCTAGTTTAGTCTCGTCTTGTTTAGTGTATGTGCTACTGTGTTGCCTACTAGGTTGTAAACTACCTTGTAAACTG